AATTAAGTAATTAGTAATTAATCAATAGAATAATAGATAATTAATTAAAGATATAAAGTAATATAATACAATATACTAAAAGAATAATTATAAAACTATATAACTAAATAGAATAAAATAAAATACATAATAAAGAAAATAATTTATAAAAAAGGTTTACAATACTTAATAACTAATGTATAATAGACTTAAGAGGTTAAAGGAAACTTCTTAAAAACTTAGTTACTTAGGAGAGTGTTAAAGATGAACAAGAATAGTATTAAGAAATGTTGGAGACAAATTGATGAAGCTACAGAAGCTATTGAGAGATTAATTGATAATGGAATAATAAGTTATAATCATTGGGATACGTTTGAAGAACTAGTGGTTTTAAAGCAAGACATTGAAAGAATAACAGAAATTAATTTATATAATGATAAAAGTGCAGACGTTGATCAGGATTAAATAGGGGATATCTGATAAGCTATAGTATAAAATGCATATAATTAATCGTATAATATGAAATAACTTCAGAATAGCTATATTTAAACAATAAACATATTTACTTTTAGTTAAAAACTTAGTATTTAGTATAATGTATTCAAGAGGTTAAACAAACCTCAAAACATATTTTCTAGGAGGAATTTAAAATGTTAGAATTTACGAACAAAGGTATTATTTACAGCAACTACTTATACGAGATTAGCAAAAGTGATATGGAATGGATTAAAGAAGAAAACAAGAAACAACCTTATTTACATCCAGCAAGAAATCTTAGAAGTTTAGCACATACAGTTTATGAGGTTGAATAAATGTTAGGACTTTTAAAATAATAAATAACTCTACAAGTGTCCATCCAATAGGGTGGGCATTTTGCATTTACGCCTCCATGTAGCTCAATAGGATAGAGCAATGGACTTCTAATCCATAGGTTATAGGTTCAAATCCTATCATGGAGATACTACAAAATAAAATTAGTTACATAGGAGGAATATAGTAAATGAGTAATAGTGTAACTCAAGAACAAATAGATAATATATTTAATAAAGGGACTAAAATAGCGGAAACAGTTGGAAATAAGACCACTGTGGTACACTTTGAAGCTCCTAATGGTTTTATAATAGTAGAAAGTTCAAGTTGTGTAGATCCTATTAGTTATGATTTTAAGACAGGTAAAGAATTATGCTTTAAGAAGATAAAAGATAAATTATGGGAATTAGAAGGATATAAGCTACAAGATAAGTTAAATAATGCATAAAAACTGTTTACTTTATATAAGAATTATAGTATAATAGAATCATAAGGTAATTAAAAACATATTTCCTAGGGAGGAATTAGTAATGAGAATAGAATTGATTAAAAGCAAAGGTGAATTTGAAACAAAGAATCCATATAGCTATAAAGTAGTTGCTATTGAAGATAATAAAGTAGTTGAAGTATTATATAATGGCTCTAATGATAAAAAAGCTTATGAGATTAAAGCAAAAGCATTAAGAGCTTTAAATAAATAAAAAAGTTATTAAGTGTCCAGTCATTAAATTGATTGGGCATTTTTGCGTATATAAAGAAATATAAATAAAACAAATAGGAATAAAGGGTGAAAGTTATTATGTCTAGTAGAGGAGGAAATCATCACACAATTGAGAACTTAGAAGGAAACAGAGAGAAATCAAACACTAAGGAAAATGAGACAAAAGAAAAACTTAGAAATGATGCTAAAAAAGAAAAGCAAATGACTAAGAAAGAAAGATGAGCGGCTAGAAAGAAAGCATATAAGATATGGGCAACTACAGAAGGCAAAGCAACTTATATAAGATTAGCTAATGAAACAGGATTGAGTGTTGACCAATTAAAGTATTATAAAGAAAAAGATAAATGGAAATTAAGATATAATAAAGACAAAGAGAATAAAACAATAACTAAAATAGCTAAAGAACAAGCAAAAGGTATAGAAAATGAGAACTTTAAAGAAAAAGTAAATGAAGATATAGATCAAATAAATGAGATATTTGATAAGTATAAATTAACTGAAAGAGAAAGACTATTTGTAATGCATTATTTAAGAACCTTTAATATAACACAAAGTGCTAAAAGTGCTGGTTATGCCCCTACAAGTGCTCATTCAAAAGGTGCAGTAATAATGAAAAGGAAACATATACAAAATAGTCTAAACGAAGTGAGAGCTTTAGTAAGTAAAGATATATTAATAGATGCTTATGATATAATAAGTGAATATATAAAGATAGCATTTGCAGATATGACCGAATATGTGACTTTTAATAAAGATAAAGTAGAGTTAAAAGAAAGTGACCAGATTGATGGTAGACTGATTACAGAAGTCAAGCAGGGCAAGGACGGTGTTACTATTAAGCTGGCTGATAAAATGAAGGCATTAGAGAAATTAGAAAAATTATTTGAAGTACTACCTGATAAGAGATTAGAATTAGATACTAAGAAATTTGAATTGCAAAAGAGATTAGCAGATAAAGCTAATGAAGAAGGTTCTAATATTACTATAATAAATGATATAAGCTAAAGGTGGTTGTAATGAGGAAACATAAGCTAAAATTAAATAGGATATACAATATGGATTGTTTAGAAGGTATGAAATATATAAGAGATAAAAGTGTAGATATGATTTTATGTGATTTACCTTACGGAAATATGATAGCAGAAAAATGGGATAATATAATACCTTTTGATGATTTATGGGAACAATACAACAGGATAATAAAAGATGATGGGATAATAGCATTAACTTCAACTCAACCATTCACAACGTCATTAATAAATAGTAATAGAGAAATGTTTAGATATTGTTGGTATTGGGTAAAATCAAAGCCTAATGGTTGGCAGCATGCAAAGAACAAACCAATGACAAAGGTAGAAGAAATATGTATTTTCTCTAAATATAAATATGGCCATAAAAGTCAAATGAAAGATAAAAGAATGAGATATAACCCTCAAGGAGTAAAATGTATTGGTAAGAAAAAAGTAACGAATGTAGCGCATGGGAAAGGGATGGGAGCAAGACCAAACCAAGTGGGAAAAGAGTATGTTGCATACACAGGCTACCCTAGCAATTTGCTTGAATATAATAATGTAATTGGCAAAAAAGCATTACATCCTACTCAAAAGCCAGTAAAATTAATGGAGTATTTAATTAAAACATATACTAAAGAAAAAGACATAATATTAGATAATTGTATGGGTAGTGGTACAACAGCAATAGCAGCATTAAACACTGATAGAAGATTCATAGGTTTTGAATTAAGCAAAAGGTATTATAAGTTAAGTAAAGAACGGGTATTAAGCCATATGAAAGAATTAAAAGGCATGTGATTATATGCTAACTACTAAAGAAGTAAATAAGAAATTAAATAATATATCTAAAAAGAAATTATGGCTATTAAATAAAGGACATTTGCATGATGTAGATGATAATGGAGATCCTATAGTAGTAGATAATCCAGTTGAAGATAATAATATACCTAATGAAGATAATATAGAGATAAAGATAAGTGATTTAATTAATCCAAACTTTTATCCACTATTTGATGAAAAGAATCCAATAAAAGCTCCATATAGAATATTTAAAGGTGGAAGGAGTTCATTTAAAAGTAGTGCTATAAGTATTAAGTTAGTATATAAGTTTTTACAAGATAATAAAGCTAATGTTGTATGCTTTAGAAAAGTAGGTAAGTATTTATCAACATCGGTATATGAGCAAATTAAATGGGCTATAATAATGTTAAATGTTCAAAATGAATTTACCTTTTTAAAATCACCATTAAAGATAATCCATAACAAGACTAATACGGCATTTTATTTTTATGGTGTTGATGACCCATTAAAGATTAAGTCTGCTAAAATAGCTGAAGGATATGTATCTGATTTATGGTATGAAGAGGCTGCTGAATTTGAAGGTAAAGAAGAAATAGATACTGTTAATGATACTTTTATACGACAAGATTTACCAGAAGGAAAAGAAGTAGAAGTATATTTCTCATATAACCCTCCAAAGAACCCTTATGTATGGATTAATGAATGGTTGGAAGAAATTAAAGATGATAAAGATTATTATATAAACCATAGTACTTATGAAGATGATGTAAGAGGGTTTCTAAGTGACCAATTTGTAAGAAGGGTTAAAAGGGTAAAAGAAACAGATAGAGATTATCATGATTGGATGTATGGTGGTAAAGTTACTGGCTTAGGTAATATTATTTATAACTATAATTTATTTAATATAGTAGAAGAAATACCTGATGATGATAGATTAATATTAGCAGATGTACCTATTGATACAGGATATTCAACCTCAGCCACTACATTTTTATTTATAGGATTTACCCTTAAGAAAAGAGTAATATTGCTAGATACCTTCTATTATTCACCTATCAATAAGGTAAATAAAAAGGCACCTAGTGATTTTAGTAAAGACCTTTGGAAATTCATGCAAGATAATATCTCTAAATATAATGTTAATATAGATACACAAGTTGTTGATAGTGCTGATGGAGCTATAAGGAACCAATTTAGTAAAGACTATGGAATATATTTAACTCCAGCTAGAAAGAGTACTAAAGAAGATATGATAGATTACGTTAGAGACTTATTAGCTAATAATAGGGTATATGTATTAAATACTGAGAATAATCAAATATTCTTAGAAGAGCATAAAAAATATCAATGGGATGAAGATTCATTGGAACCAGGAAAAGAACCTAAGGTAGTAAAAGTGGATGACCATACAGTGGATGCTTTTCAATATTATGTTATTAATAATCTACAGAAATTAGAATTGAAAGGGTAGATTAATATGGAGCAAATAAAGATTGATATTTGTGGTATATGCAATAATGGAGTGCTAAGCACAGAGAAAGAATGTCAAGTGTGTGGTAATAGAATACAAATAGAACAACATAGAGAACCACAAGTAGCATTTAATATATTAAAACCTATGGATATTCCAAAACACATCAGAAGGGTTTAAAAATGGATATAAGTAAATACCTTAAAACATTGGAATATAAGAATAAGTATGGCCAATTAAGTATGAAGAGATATATTCATTTAGTAGAAAAATTAGTTGAATGGGGATCTAATAAATAATATATTATATATAATACTAATAAATGGTTTAATAAGTTATTAATTAAGTAATTAAAAGATATTAACTATAATAACTAAATAATAAATATATAATAATTTATAATTAATTTATAAATAACTGTTTACTTAGTTATTAAGTAGTTGTATAATAGAATCAAGTTAAACAAATAAAATATTTCTAAAGAGGAGAGATTGATTATGTTAGAAGTAATTAAAAATGGAAATGAAGTTGAAGTTTATGACAAAAGAACGAATACAACTTGTAGAGCTAAGTTAGATGAAAATGGTAAAGTAGTTGCTAAAACAAGATTAGATGCTAAAATGGTTATTAAAACATTAAGAGGTAACAAATAATGTTAGAGGTATATGAAGTTAAATATGAAAGTAGTTTTGGAATAGAAGAAGTTGAAATAGTAGAATCACAAGAAGAATTAATTGCATTACTAAAATCAATACATTTATTTGACGGTGAAATACTAGAGGTAACAAAGATAAAAGTGTTAGATCATAAATAAACTGATTAGGGAATCCAATAGGGTTCCTTATTTTATTTTGCAAAGGGGGATGGGGAATGGGTAGTGTATATAAAAGTGCACATGCTCATAAACCTAGTAAAAATCATCCATGGAGAAAAACACCAACGCCAAAGGTTGCTAAATGGGCAGAAGAAGAATCAAAGATAACCGGAGTGAATAACTTCCTAAAAGGTGGAGGAAGATCATGGAACTCTGATACAAAATAAAGGGCCATAGAGGTCCTTTTGCAGCTTATTAAGGTATTTTATAATCCTGTGAAGACAAATGTCCCACAAAATGGTATATGAGGTTCTCAATAAGGTAGGTGATAATATGTTTAGAGATATGATGAGAAGGCTTAGGAGGATATGGTATATGATATTCAATAAAAATAAAACAATAAAAGAAATAACTAATA